AAATCGTTCAAAATGCTGAATGATATAATGTCACAAACATTAGAAATTGCTATTAAATCAGGTATGGAATTTTACCCTGATGATTTTAAAATGTTTTCTAAAAAAATGAGTTCAGGATATTGGATTGGAACGAGTTATAACGGTAAAACACAAGGAGAACGTTTTTATGAGAAGGCTATACGGTATAGTAATAGTTCTGCGTATAAAAGCTTTGAAAAATGGATTAACAGAACTCCATTTTTACATGATCATTATAGGGCTTTTGAAGGTTCTTATTACAAAGATCATGAATATAGATACAGGGTCACTGGATTTGATCGAAACGGTAAAATATATTTAGTGTCTTATGATCTAAATGATATTGAAGAAAAAGGTAATAAGAAGCTGTATAATTTTGATAATAAAGAATGGTTGATATTTAGAAAAACCGTTAATGACTTGTTATCTTAGCACTATTGATTTAAAGAAGATAATCATGGCAAAAGAAAAAAAGAGAAGGCGATACGGTGCGATTGGAGCACCTGAAATTCACCGTAAAGCTGAGGAGTTAAACAAAAGACTGAAAGATGCTGATAAGACCCCGGAGCAAGAAAAGGAAGGCGATACAAGAACTTCTCAAAAGGGAACAGAGTAAGCTATACCAGACTGATCCGGTTGCATGGCAGATGGAGCGATTCAGTGAACCGATAACCAATTGGTATTGGTAACAGTTTCCCGGATATGAAAACCATATTTGGGATGGAACGCCTGACCCATTCGCTACAGCGATCAATGCACTGGCAAATGGTGAATGGGTCGGGATTGAGTCAGCAACCAGTACCGGGAAAACATATGTTCTCCCACGGATCATTTACTGGTTCCTAGATGCTTTCCCGAATTCACTTGTCGTTACTACAGCACCCAAAAAGGACCAGTTAAAGAAAATCCTATGGATGGAGGTTGCTACTGCTTTCCCGAAATTCCAACGGATCAGGACCTTTTCGGAAATGCTCCAGTTGAACCTCACAGTTGATAGCAGGAGAAAAGTAGGGTCCCGGAACAGGAATAAAAAATCAGACGATTTTACTGATGGTGGAGCGGGTCATGAGGCCATTGGCTTTGTGTCTCAGGTTGGCGCAGGAGAAGAATCTGCAACTAAAATGCAGGGTTTTCACCGGGAAAATATGTTGTTTGTTCTGGAAGAGTGCGCCGGGTTGCCAATGGCCGTGATCAAAGCAGTAGAGAATACTTCCACAGCTAAAAATAACATGATCATTGCAGTTGGTAACCCTGATAGCCAGTTTGACGCTCTTCATCTATTTTGTGAGAAGAAACGGACAAAGCATATCACAATTTCGGCATATGATCATCCTAACGTGGTCCTGAATAAAGCGATAATTCCGGGAGCGGTAACCATTGAAAGTATCAACTTCAGGAAAGAAGAGTATGGAGAAGAAAGTCCGTTCTTCAAATCCCGGATCAGAGGCATAGCACCAACGGAAGATACTGACGCCCTTATCAGAGGCGAGTACATGGATAAGTGCAATATTCACAATAAGCAGAAGTTCATTGATATTCCTTTCAGGGTAGACAAGGATGCTGCAAATGCTTTGGGTGCTGACATTGCCAATAGTATTGATGGTGACAAAGCCTGTTTAGCCTGGGGCAGAGGAAATGAACTTCAGGAGTTGCACGAGTTCCATTGCCCGGATGCAAATTACCTTGCTTACAATATCATGTTACCGAACCAGAAAGTACGTGAAATGGGAGAAGGAAAGCACTTTGCACACACTGTTGTTTATAATACCAGTAAGTTAGTCGATTATGATGTCAAAGATTGGAACGTAGGAGTTGATGCGGTTGGTGTAGGTGTTGGAACGATCAACACGTTAAGGAATAACCGGGTCCGTTGCATAGGTTTACAGGGAGGCCAGAAAAAGGAGGTTCTACCTATGGATAAAATTGCGAATAAACCACTGTACGAATTCAATTCCCTGAGAGCGCAAATGTACTTTACTGCTATGCTGGACCTGAAACGAGGTGACATAAGAATGAGCTTACCGGAGAATGTTTTCAGGGCATTGAAACGTGAACTCACTGTAATAAAATACAAGACCATGGGCGGTAAGATCGGCATTGAGTCGAAAGATGAAATAAAAAAGAAACTGGGCGGAAAGTCTCCGAACATGGCAGATGCTTTCGTATATTGGAACTGGATCAGGAAAAACTATTATAAACCAAGTGGCGCATTACCTTTTTCGTAGTATGGATGGAATAATCGACAAAGCTGTCAACCTTAACAGTAAAACATATGCTCCGGGAACGTACGGGTCTTTTCTAAAGATGAAAATGATTTTTATTAAGGAAGTTATCAAAAAGCTAAAAGAGGGCTGTACAGAGCCTGAAATAGAAGCTGAGTTAAAAAAAGAATACAATTATTTCGACCCATTCAAATAAAAGACTATATTTGATCGTGCTTTTCGTGTGTTTTGTTTATCGTTTTGTTCAACGTGGGATGGGAGTTTGTAACGCTCCCATCTTTTTTTTACAAAATGCTTGACAATTATCAAAAATGGTTTACCTTTGCAGAAGTTTAATCAATATAAATAACCATGATTAAAATTGAGACAAGAGCGTTCGAGAGGGTAAACAAGGTTTACCCCGGGGCAAGGATGGGAATTCATGAAGCATGGAAGGAAGGCCATGGATGGATTCCATTCGATCAGTTGTATGACATGATCGGCAAACCAATATAAGGTCATTTTCTTACTTGCTTAACCGGATTAAGAAAAACGGGTTTAGTAAGGTTAATCTGGAAATAGAAAGAAGTAAAAGGCGACCTGTTTACAGCGATTTCGGTATTAACGAATTGGTCAGAGCGTAACGGCTCCGGCCTTTTTTTTGGTTGGTAATTTGATGAACATAAAAATAGATAACATGAAAAAGTATGTAGTAGAACTTAAAATGCAAAATGATACTGATGGGTATTATTTAGTGGTGGTCGAAGGTGAAAAGCACCTGAATAGAACACAGATCAAATCCAGTATTCAGTTTTTTACCAGACAGAGTGGCTATGATTATAACCATCCTGAAAGTCGAGCGAAAGAAAATGCAGAAGCAATCGCATTTGGATTGAATTCTTTGGAATCCGGTAATATTAAACATGATCAGGAATTCGACGATCAGGACAAAGCACTTGCATGGATAATGGAGAACCCGGAGCGTTATTCAAAGTGTAAATTAATTTACTCAATGTATAAAGGATCAAAATATCTGTTCACAACTGAAATGATGGAACAGGTTAGAGAATACGAAAAGCATATCCCGGAAAACTTACGTTAAATTCAACTTAAAACTATACACGATGAAAAATAAGTATATGGAAGAGAAAATCGCTGTTGGTCAATCACAGTTTGACGAAAAACGAAAAGAAGGAGTTGAGTATGTTAATCTGGGTGCATATTTGATATGTCCGAAAGAAAACGCCATAGAGTTATGGAGTGGATTAAAAACCATCCATGAACAGGCCATTGCTCAGGACATGGAAGAGAACGGGAAAAAGAAGATCATACACCGGGAACTTGCAAATCATGAATCACAGATCACTCATGACATTGAAGATACCTGTTTGGCACTTTCCGATTACCCAATAACCAGAGAAGAGATACAAGCAGAATTTCGTGAATTCTTCAATATGTGCGTTGAAAATGACTGGTTTTAAAACTGATAACCTTTAAAATGACGAAGGAAGAAGTATTAAAGATGTGTGAGGTAACCGGGAACATTGCCCGGTTACCTGATATTCAACTTGACAGAAAATTGTATCTGGAAGTTAAAAAGGCCATGGATTTAATCGGTGGCAAATGGAAAGGTGGCAAGGTTTCCGGGTTTGTGTTTGATCAGGACCCAAGCGAAATGTTAGGTCAGGTTGCCAATGGTGAAAAGCGGGATTTAAAGAAAGAGTATCAGTTCTTCGCAACTCCTGATACATTGGCAGATTATTTGGTTGAACTTGCTTTTACTTTCCATTCAGTAAGGGGTAAGATACTGGAACCATCCGCAGGGCAGGGAGCTATCATGAAAGCTATTCGTAGATATGATCCTGATAGTTTTATTTATGTTTGTGAACTGATGGAGTTAAACCGGAAGATTCTATTCCGGGACATAAAAAACTTTGCTTTCCTGAAACACAACTTTCTTGAACTTGCATATTTCCATCATGATAGATATGATACTATCATTGCGAATCCTCCATTCTCAAAGAATCAGGATATTGATCATGTATATAAGATGTTTAAATGCCTGTCAGAGGGTGGACGCTTAGTGTCAATCGTCTCAAATCATTGGAAGTTATCAACCAACCGGAAAGAGACAGAGTTCCGGGAATGGCTTCATTATTCCAATGCAAATGAATATGAAATAGAACCTGGAACCTTCAAGGAGAGCGGTACAATGATTGGAGGCACAATACTTGTAATTGATAAGTGATGAAAACGAAAATGATTCTCCAGAACATAACGCCCATTATTTTATCATTCCTTTCCTGTTATATGGTATATGCAAACAAGCCATATTGGGGATGGGTAGTTGGTGCCGTTGTTCTCATAGTGATAACGCTTCAAGATCGAAAAACATAGCATTATTTTTGTTCTTGTTTAACCCGGAGAATATCCGGGTTTTTTTGTGCCGTGTTTCTTTTTATCTTAGTAAAAAATATTAACATGAATTTACTGGATCAATTCGGAAATTTCATCTATAATAAGCTGAAAGAAAAATATCAAACACCCGGTTATATACCTTACTCAAGTGGAGGGGAACGGTCAACTGTTCCAACATGGCAGGGGTTTATGCCCAGTAGGAAACTTCAGGAAGTTCCATTGGATTTCGCCCGTGAATGGTTCACCACAATGGAGCATTTGGCGGTGTATAATCAGGACGTTGGTTATGCTCTTGACAACATTGTTCAGCTTGCCAATACAGATCATGAAATTTATTTCTCAGATAAGTTGGACGAAAAGCTTGCTGCCGAGATGAAAGAGTTTCTGAAACAGGAACAGAAAAAATGGTATAACTTCTCCGGTGGTATTCGATCATTGAAAGCAGATTTGCTCACTCAGATTGTGATTAATGGCGCTTTGAGTGCTGAAATTATTCCTGACAAAACACTATCCGGTATTAAACAGATAGTAAGGGTTGCCCCGAAGTATATTACTTTTGTTTATAACAAAGATTCGCAAACATTTGACCCATACCAGAACATGACCTCAATAGGTGTGGAAACAGATTTTCAAGGGTTGAAAAAGCTTAACACAAAAACTTACAAGTATATTGCGCTCAGGAGAATTTACGAGGGGCCTTATCCTGTTCCTCCATTCATGGGGGCGGTTGAAGGGTTGATCATACAGAAGGATATGACTGCAAACCTTAAATTCATCATGCAAAAGCTTGGTATGTTGGGGTTCCTAAGCGCAACTGTAACACCTCCTGAGCAAGATGTAGGAGAAAGCGAAGAGGTATATCATAACAGATTGATTGAGTACCTAGAGAAAAAAGTTTACCCACAACTGGAAAAGAATTTAGGCAAGGGCATGGTTGCCGGGTTCAAGGGATCGCATGAGTTCCAACTTCAGGGAAATAACATGAATGTTACGGGGGCAGAAGGTCTTGTAAAGATTGTTCAGCTTATGATCTTTGCAGGGTTGAAACAAGACCCAAATATGCTTGGAAGAAACTATTCCACAACGGAGACATTCGGAAGAGTGATCTTACAGAAGATGCTTTCTCAGATCAGGGATTACCAACAGGCGGTTGATAGCTTTTTCGCAGAGGCATATTATATGGCTTTGAGGTTGAAAGGGTATTCTCCCGGATATGTGGAAGTTGTTTCTGAATCACCATTGGTAGGTGATCGAATGAAGGAAGAGCAAGCAGAGAAGTTGAAAATTGACAATATTATCAAAAAACGAAATGAGGGTATTATTGATCAAACAGGAGCGGCAAACGAAATGGGATATGATAACCCGGCAGAAGATGGTCCAGTATATGGTGCATCCGTGCCTGTTTCGTCACCTACACCGAACGATCCACCTATCGAAGATAAGAAGGCACCGGAAGAAGAACCGGTGGTCGCAGAGGAAATAAAACGGGTTGAAAAACGGTTGAAAAAACATGTCCCGGAATACCAGTATCACACGGTAGACTGTGATGGATCAACATTGGCAAATCTTCATTCATTGGAAGCTCCTAATTTTCGTGATCAAACGATTCAAAACTTTGCTGAACGATACTTCAATCAATCATTTCTTGTTTACAAAAAGGCAATGGCCAGGATCGGTAAGCGAATAAGTGAAACATTGTCTAAAATGGATTCTACTACGTCGCTCAATACGGTAAGCGACACCGTTTACTTAGAACTTTTAAAGAGTTGGGAACAGGACTATGTAAATAAGCAACTGGCGGTGACCGTAAACAACGTAGACAAGATTTATACGCATTACCGGAAAGACAAAACTGTGTTCGGAGAACCTGGTTCTTTTTCCAAGAGTAAATCTAAGTTTGCAGATGGATTCCAGATACCTGAAGCTATATTCGGGATGGATGATTTCAGAGCAATCGAATTTGCAGAAAGTTTTGATTCCATGTTCTTAGGTAAATTCATAACTGATGCTGACACCAAAAAGAAGGTTTACAAGTTCATTGAAGATAACTATGTTTCAGGAGATCTACCATTCGGTAACAATCCCGGTAATATTGCATCATTTCAGGATCACTTTCAGTCCATGTTAGAAATGGAAGGGTGGAAGATTCGCCGGGTGATTGATACGACTGTGAATAACATTCGCAATGATGCGAATATCATGTACATAAAGCAGGCAAAGGTTGAACAATATGAAGTGGTTGAATTGGTTGACAATCTTACCTGTGATTATTGCAAGTTCATGAATGGTAAACGGTTCTCTTCGGAAACAACCGTTACAAAGATTCAGAACAAAGTAAACTCCAGTCCTGAGAATATCAATGAGGTTTCCCCATTTGCAACCAGTATTAAACTGGACGAATTTCAGAATATGTCAACCGAACAGTTAAGTAGTTCAAATATTCAGCAACCTTGTTATCATCCCCATTGTAGGGGTCGTGTGATCGCAGTAATTTAATAATTATCAATATGACAAAGATTAGCACAATTACGCTTATAGGTGATCGGGCAATGTTCCATTCACCTCAGAAAAAAGAAGAATCCCAGAATATCAGGAATGCTTACGGATGGTCAGGAGAAGATTACAGACAAGCTGTGATCAATCCAGATATTCAAGATGCGATCCCGAAACAGGAGGATTTCTTACCATTCATGTTTCGACACATAACAGCGACTATTGTTGGTGCCGGAAGTTGGAAAGCAACTGACTTTAGTAAACCGGGGGTGCTTAAAAAAGCAAAGGGGTTGTTTGAGTATAAACCCGTTTATGTCAATCATGAATGGGAAGTAAGTAACGCCGTTGGAGGTATAGGACAAACAAAATATACCGAAGCTTTTACTGCAAGTGATGGAACAAAGATACCTGCCGGGATCGATGCCCCAATTTTCATTGATGGAAAACTACATGCTGACATTTGCCGTAAGTTACAGGCTTTCCCTGTTCCAACTATACAGAGCGTATCGGTATCTGTTTTATTTGAGTGGGAACCATCCCATGTTTTCACTACCGGAACCGGAGAGGAAGATGAATGGTTGTTTGAAAGTAGGATAGGTACAATGGTTGATGGCAAGATGGTTTGTCGGGTTGTCACAAAGATTCTGGAAGCCTACGAGACATCTTTGGTATGGCTGGGTGCTGATCCATTTGCGAAAATCCTGAATGAAAAGGGAGAGCCTTTGAATGTTGAAAAGAGCGCAGTAGTTGGATTACAGAAATTTGACAAGGACCCGTTGGCAGGTTTTTACAAAACTAATAACCGCTATTTTGTTTACGAAAATTGTTTCAACTCAGATAAACAGTTAAATTTACATAAAGCGAATGTAATTAATTTTAATAAATCGGAAAAACTAAGTACTATGGATTTTCAACAAATTTTGGCCGTAAAGCTTGGAGTCGACAAAGAAACCTTAACAGAAGAAATGCTCAATCAGTATTCTATTGTTAAAACCGATGTTTATACAAAGGAAAAAGCGAACTCCGAGAAATTGGCATCGGTTCAAACTGAACTGACAAAAGCGAATGGTGATGTTGCGAAACTCACTAAAATTATCCCTCTTGACAAGGTTGAAGCCGTAACCACCTCTTTACAGGAATTTGGTGAGAATACAACGGTTGAAACTTTGATCCCTCTTGCCAAATATGGCAATGAAACCCTGACAGCAAAAAGACAGTTATGTGAAAAGCATTATAAGCTGTCTGTTGGTGAAAACAACGAAGATCAGGCTGTGATTGACATCATTTCGAACGCTACCGACAAGCAGATTGACGGTTTGTTAAAGCAATACGGAGTGAAGAATATTGGTGAATTTGGCGGCACATGCAAATCGTGTGGATCAACTGAAATCACATTCCGTACTACTGTACCAGAAGAAGAGAAAGATTCTCCTGATAAAACAGATGCTCAATTTGATATGCCTAACGGTTTTCGTAAGTAATAAAATCAAACCTATTTAATATTTGAATTATGTCAACAGGAAGTATTCAAGACGCAGCAGTAGTAGTAATGACCGATTTACGTCACGATGCACTGCAACTGTCTTTTGTAAACGATTCGGGAGCACTATTGACTCCTGGTCAGGAAGTGACACTCAAAACAGATGGAACTATCGACAAACGAGATGCCGGAACTGAAGTTCCATTGGGTATCGTTGTTGTTGGTGGGGATGATGGAAAAAGAGTCACAGTAAGAACCTATTTCACAGCCGTTATTAAAGCGAAAGCAATCGGTGGTGCGATCAATGCCGGGGTTCTGGTTAAACCTAACGGGTTAAAAGATGCCACAACCGGAGTACCTGAATATGTGGCAGGAACCTCTTCTGACTATGCCGTTGGTATGGTTATTAAAGGAGCAGCCGAAAACGGTCAAATGATTGTTGGAATCCTTGACGGTATTGTTGCCGGTAATGATCATGCGTATGCTTCTCAGGAACTTGATGCTTATGTTGCGGATGATGAGTCAGCAGCTTATACAGGTGCCGATGCCGCAGCATTATTGATCGAACTCAATGCGTTGAGAGTAGCCTACGAAAATCTTCGTGCAGCACATGAGGATTTAAGAGCCAAACTTGTAACCCCTGGCATTGTCTCAGAAGCGTAATTAACTGATTGTGAAATTTTAAAAACTTAGAAATATGTCTAAAGTAACTGTAGAGAGACTGAACAAGGTTAAATTGCACAATGCAAACCTTATGTCCTCAAAGAACGCAACCGGGACAATGAGTAATTCGGACGTGCGTCAGGTTTACGAAGAATCCTTTTCGGACTTTGTAAAAAATATCATTATGACCCGAAACGGTCGTACTCAGGATAAGACAGGACGTAACATTCCTGCTTATGACGTCTCATTTGACGAAGCATTGCGCTACGCTTATGGAGTTGATCATAAAACTTACCTGAGGCAGATGGAGGTATTCATGGAAGGTGATTCTCTTGCTTCTGCTGCAAAAAGGTTTGGCAATGATAACCTTACCGCTTTCTCACTGAATGAGGCCTTGATCAAACATTCAGAGTTTGATGGTGTGAACAATACCGGGGATAACTCTTCGGAATGGAGATTCATCATCCCTGAAATGATCATGACTGCCATCCGTATTGATTATGAAGGATCGAGCTTTCATAACAACTGGATTGCCGCAACTCAAAACGTGACCAGCCGGGATATCAAAATGCCGTATATCAAACGTGGTAATGCTGTACCGAGAAAACTTGGTGAAGCTGAATCAATCCCATTTTGAACCGTTGCCTTCGGTCAGAAATCTGCCAGTCTGGACAAGATAGGTATTGGTTTTAAACTGACTGATGAACTGGTTGATGGTTCCAGTATTGATATGCTGTATAACTTTCTTGGAGAGGTTGGAATTGATCTTTCCATTGGAACTGACAGCGAAGCATTGAGAATTCTTATTAATGGTGAACAAGCTGACTCTTCAGAGAGCGCCCCGGTGATCGGAGTTGCAACAACTTCTGCCTTTGCATACAAGGATATCAAACGTGGTGTTTCCCGCATGGAGAGACTTAAAAGACCTGTTGGCCGTGTTCTGTATGATGAGGATGATGGTTTGGATATTGCCCTTTTGGACCAGTTCAAAGGTTTTGCCGGAGGTACAACTCTTGGTCAGATCAATGGAATGATGGGAAAGATTATTTCCTTGCAGGAAGATATTTTCGTAATGCCATCCAATCAACTGATGTTGCTTTCAGCACCCCGTTGTATGGTCAAATTGCGTTGGAAAGGTTTGAAAACCGAAACCAGACGCAATCACCAAACTCAGGAGACTGAATTGTTTGTCAGTGATTACATTGGATTTGCTATTCTTCGTCGTGATGGTCGATTGATCATTGACAAGAGTTTGGCATTCTCAGGTAATGGATTCCCTGCTTACATGGATATTGACGCCCGTTTAGCAGAAACTTTTAAAACATTCAGGGTTAAGCCTCCGGGCTTAACCTTTAATTAGAAAGGATTACAGTAATGGAAGAGAAAATCACATATGTAAAATTAAGAGACGAATCCGGTAGTTATTGGAATCCTTCCTTAGATGTTCGCTTGGTTCGTAGTGTTCCCGGTAAACTCAGTGAAGAGATTGCCAGACCTCTGATTAAAAAGGGCGTGGTTGTCGAGATCACTAAAGAAGAGTATGACCGCAGTCATGTTGCTACAAATGCAGAGAAGAAAGAGGCGCTTAAAAAAGAAGCAGAATTGGCCGCAGTTCGTAAGTCAAATTACGAAACGATCATGACTCTTGCCAAAGCGTATTTAAGTGAGGAACATCTACCTGAGGCGATCACTGAGGCAAAGAAAGCAGAATATATGTCTCCTGAAATGAAGGAAGAGGTTGACGCTTTTATTGCCGAGTGTGAAGAGTTGCAGAGCAAACTGGATGCTGAAAAAGAAGAATCAGATGGTTCAGATACCGAAAACATGAAACTTGAAATTCAGAACTTGATTGATGAAGGAATCGAAAAAGAAGTTTTGACAAAGAAAGGATCATGGTTCAAGTTAGGCGATGTAACATTGGGTAACGGGAATGACGATACCGTAGAGGTCCTTATGACTGATGTCTCATTACTCAATCAACTCAAAGATGCTTTGACCGCTGTAGGAGGAGAGTAATTAACTTTATTTTATATTAAAAAGCCCATTGCACCCATGCACATGGGCTTTTTTTAAACCAATCAATCATGGCATTAAAAACGGTTATCGAATTAGTAAAAAATAGACTTCCATTTCTACCTACTGATACCTCACTTGATGAAAAGATCGAAGATTTTAAACTGGAGCAATATTATTTCCTGCAAAAGTGGACCAAGATCGAAGATGTAAATGTAGAGAGTGATGCAAGCTATACCGGAACACTCAGGATATTGGTTGCTGAACTCACAACATACAATATGTTGGTGAGAAAAGTACTTGAAAACATGGGTGGAGTGAATGGTGAAGCAGCCAGTTCCGGGAAACATCTAAAATCAGGTAAGGCAGATGTTGTTGAGGCCGAATTTGAATACGCAAAAGCGACTGATGGAAATGAGTTATTGGTAAAAACGGATTCATTGATCAGTGAATTGAAAGTTTCGATCTGCAACTATGCTTATTCCCTTGGATATCCTTTACCAATGTGCGGACAGAAGAAGAGCGTACCTCCTCCATTTGTGGCATATGTTAAAGACGATTATGGTAATTTGACGTAATATGACAAAGCTATTAACAGATAGTGATTTTGCCCAGATCAGGACCGCTGTCAATGATATTTCGGAATCCTTTCTTCAAAAGACGGTTGTCTACAAAAGAAAGATTGAAAGTCTGGATCGTATGAACCGGGATTTGAACGTGAAAGGGTCATTCTCTGATGTAAATTTAGACGTTCTGGTGGTGTGGGAACAGACCGAAGTGGTTACAGATCGCACGACAGGAACAATGGATTTGTCAGATGGATATATCCTTGTCAACTACGATGCCATTGCTGCCACCTCCTTAATGATATCCGTGAAGTTGATAACCAATGTTGCTATTGATAAAATCGTCTTAGATGGTTCTGAAATGCGTTTAATAGGAATTGAAACATTGGGCCAGTTGAAAGATACTTTTACGATGGTAAAGTTTTACGTGAAAAGAAAACTCAAAAATATATAGCGATGCCGATTAAGAGAACAGGAAACTGGAATGGTGCAAGGAGATTAACTCAGAACTTGCAAAAGGAGATTGTTCTTGCCAATACGACTACGCTACGTCAGATCGGGTTGAAAACTGAAAGGTTGATCATTAAGTGGATCGAGCGCCAACCTTCATCATGGCCACCGTTAAGTGATAAGTACAAACGGTATAAATCCAAGAAAGGTTATTCAAACCTGATGTTAAGGCGAACAGGTGATATGATCAACCGTATTACCAGTTACGCAACTCCTGAAATGGTGTTCATAGGGGTTAAAAAAAATGTAAAGTACAAAAATGGTGAAGAGATTGCCAATGTTGCTGCTGTGATGGAGTTTGGCAGCAAGAAAAGGAATATACCGCTAAGACCATTCCTTTCTCCTGCCCATAGTGTGATGTTAAGAAAGATCAGGGAAGAAAGATTATTTCAGAAGATGTTACTGGAAAACCTTAAAAAGAAATATGCTGTATGAAAATAGAACATTTACAAAACGGATTGTTTGAAGCACTCAGGTTGCTTTGTGTCTCAAAAGGATATTTCCCTGACATAGTTCCGTTTTTGCCAACCTCTAATTACTCCGGGTTTAATGCTGCAAAGCAAGCGATTATTACCGGGGGCAACCAACTGATTGAAACATTCAATGTAGGCAATTATAGTAGTAGAGAAGAAGCACATACCAATGATTTGATAGTTGACATGATCGCTATTGAGGCCGCAGCCACCGGAACAAAGTCTATCCCGGTATATACGGAAAACGAAACCACCGGGAAATTTGATAAGGTGATCACTGCTGACAGTAAATATGATGTTCTTTTTCAGATCACTTACATTTGCTATACAGAAGAATATGCTTCCATCATTGAACGCATATTAACTGAGGCATTTGGTATCAGGAAATTTATCTATCCATATGATAACGATGGAACAGAACTAACAGAGGGTTTTCATCTTCATAGGGTGCAATCCTTTGACACCTCCGGGACCGAATTTATAGAAAGAGGTTACCGATATCAGGCTGTAAATATTGATCTGGAAGAGGATCAGGTACAGGCAGCAGTAGCAAAACTTACTGATTTCTCAGTCGATTTTGCAGACCTTGAAGGAGTGAACAATTTAACTCCAGAAGAACAACCACCTATTGAGAACCCGGTCAGTTTCAATGCCGGGTTTGATCAATCTTATCCATAGAATGTTTATTTTTAAGTCAAAAGCTATTAATCAATTTTAATAAAAATCGGAAAAATGACGAATTTATCATGAACTCCCGGTGCAAGGACCACGATCACTGACTTATCAGTGATTATTGCCAACTCCCTGAAAGGGATTATTTGCGTTCAAGGTCCAACCAAGCGAGGTGAGGCAGGTAAACAGGTTCTTGTAACGAACTGGACTGAGTTCCGAAGGAAACTCGGTAGTTTGACCAGTGGTGACAAGTTCCCTTTGTACTGCAAACACGCTTTGGAAAATGGCGCAAAATTAAGGGTTACCAGAGCCCACAATTATACAGATATTGACGATTTGTCTACTGTAGATGGTGATTTTGCTACTGGAACCAAAACCGTTATAGGTGTAGCTGAAACTCAGGCAACCACAACCTATACGGTTACAGCAACAGGCGCAGATGCGGACACTATTCAGCTAAAGGTTGATGAAGGTTCAGGCGCTATTCTTATTGCTGAAGTTGCGAAAGCAGCCAGTGATACCGTAGATACTTTGGCAAGTAAACTTGTCATTGATTGTTTGACTAAAAATGCAGCAGGAACTCATGACTATACCGCTTCCATTGGATCAGGTGCAGGAGAAGTTGATGTCACTGCTCCAATCGGGTCCGGGATCGCTGCAAATGCTTACACTCCTTCAGTGGTTGTCACTGGAACAGCAACCGCAACAGCTAGTGTTTTTGCGGATGGAGCGGATGCTGTAATTGCAAGTGAGGTAACATTCGATGCAAAAGGCGTTGGTGATGGATATGACGGAACGGTGATCACTGTTACCGCAAGCAAATCTGGAATTGCCGGGATGATTGACATAGATGTCCTTCTTCCTGATTCAGATATTTCTTTTGTAGTTGTGAACGTGAAAAACACTCCCACTACTACCGAACTGGAACAGATCAACTCCAAACCTGAAGGCGTTAAGATCAATACATTTACAAACCTTATCCCGGTAGGAACCGTTACCCTTTCAGGTGGAGTACAGACGTTGGCCTCCATTGTTGCAGCAGATTACGCAGGATCAGCTACAGCAAAGAATGGTTGGCATGCTTTTGATGAAGTTGTGGATTCCATGCGGATCATGAACTTTAATATGTCAGATGCCGATGTTGATACCGGATTGGTTGCTTACGTGGAAGGTCGTAAAGACATGAGAGCCGTAACCAGAACGCCACTTGGATTGACCGCCTCCGTGATCGCAGATTATCGTGCCGGATCAGGCGTTTATTCTCATGATTCGATTGATTCATTCTATGCTTCTTTGTGGTACTCGGATGCAGAGATTACCGATCCAGAAGATTCAGAGGTAAAAGATTTGTCAGTTTCAGCTATTGGATTCTTCGCAGGATTGAGAGCAGTTGCAGACAATGACGGTGAATGGTTTGCCGCAGCAGGACAGCAAAGAGGATCAATCAATGGTGTAAATAAAGTTGTGATCAACTTCATTGCCCCAGGTAACAAAGGTCGGTTTGATTCACTGTACGAAGCAGGGGTAAATGCAATTGTCAATCATCCATCTTTCGGTATTTGCTCATGGGGTAACCGTTCGATGTTGAAGGATCGTACGAAGTTGACCAGTAAGGAAAACATTGCCGATCTTTGCGTATTCATTGCCCGTGCCATGAAGGGTATCGCAGAAAAGAAGTCATTCCAACCGAATGATTTTCAAATGTTCAATGAACTTTACCGGGAAATGTTACCTTTTATCCGTACCATATTGGTTGATGGAAGAGCAATCCAAGGTGACGATTCTCCATTGAAGGGAGAAGGCGTTTGGTGGCATTATTTTGGTGATCAGTTTGCCAAAACTCCCGCCCAATTATCCTTCAATACAGCCGAAGATATTGACGCTGGAAAGTACCGTGTTCGTTTTGCTTTCAAACCGATTGCAGCAAATGAATATATAGCTATTGATGTTGCTCCTGCTGACAGTGCAACTATTATGAATATTCAAGTTTTAAAAACCTTATAAAATTGTATTGTTATGGCAGTCGATAATCCTTTGAAAAATTATGACTTTGCCTTGGAAGTTGATGGAGTTATCCAAGCATATATCCAAGGACTTACACCTCCTACCGTAGAGTGGACCGAACACAAACAGGGCACTCCCGGAAATAAACCTGATGTGAAAACGCCGGGTAAGAAAATCATTGGTGATATGTCTGCTGAATTAGTGGTGAACGCTATTACAGGAGATGGCATCATATGGAAAAAATTTCAATCAGCTGCAAGTGGCCTGAGAGGGGTATATGTCGGGGTCGGGTTCTTAATCGAACTAGGTCCGGGAGGTATTCCGAGCAATCGCTTCTTTATTGGCGAACACTGGATCAAAAAAATTGAATCTTCTGGTTATGATACCAGAGGTGACAATTCAGCAGACGTCATGAGAACAGTAACGTGGTCCGTAGAGGATTATGTATCTGTATAGTTTTAATACCATGTGTGAAAAGGGATAGGCGAAAGTTTATCCCTTTTTTTGGTCTTGTAATTTGCTTATTTTTATATAAGTAATAATTAATTAAATTGTAGCGAAAATGGCAAAATTTGATGTAAGAAAATCAGGAAACTATGTAACTCCCAGTGGCATTCAGGTAGGATTGCTGTCACTATTGGGTAGGCATCAGGCATTGATCACAAACCAATCTGACAAGAAACGATTGACAGGATTTGAAGAACTCTTGTTTGATTGTATTGAGTTCATTGGTGAGAAAACAAAAGCTGAATTGACAAAAGCGGACATTAGCCGCTTACTGGAACCGGACCGTAAAGCAATCTTATTCCAGTTGAGACAGCTATCCAACGGGGATGATCGTAAGTTCATCTTTGACTATGAGTTTCCAACCGAAGATGGCAAGAAACTTAAAGAAAGAAAGGTTGTTGATTTTACGGATCAGAACTTTCCGGTAAAACCGTTTTACTGGACCCGTGAGCGCATGATAAGTGATTATATAGAGAAGCATGAGATCACACACGAACTATCCGTGACAGAGACAGAAAAGGCATTGGCGGGTGATTTCCCGATCATGTTTGATAATTACCGTGAAATTACGGAGAAGTATTTCAATCAGGAGTTTGTTTTACCTGAGTGTGGGGTAAAAGTAAACTGGAATTTACTGACAGCAGAAGAGTCCGCTAAATTTCAGGGAGTGCTTACTGAAGAATCAGTCAATTCACATACTCAAATCTTAATGCACACTCCGAAATATGTCGATGAAGAATTATCGGTCGGGAGAGATAAGCCAGTTGTTCAACCTGTGCCACTGGACAAACTTACCTTGAAGGATATTGAGGCATTAAGGCATGAGATCATGAGTAAAGAGGCCTCAGTAGATTCAACTATTGTCGTTCAATACCGTAATGATACGAGAAAGCAGCAGCAATTAGATTTAGTATCTATGCCGGCTTTTTTCTTCCCCAGCCTAGCGATATAAAAGCCAATCCCGGATATGATAAGATTTGCAATGAAGCACTATTTTATGATATCCGGGATGTTTGGTTTGACTTATCTTACGGAGGTTTGTCGTTAAGTTTGAACGATGTTGCAGGTTGGGATTACAGCACTATTTATTACATGATGGAACGCATGAAAGCACAAAGAGAATATGAACGCATTGAGGGAGAAAAAGCCAAAGAAAAAGGAAAAAAATAAATAGAAAAATATGTCACTATTTGGATCAGGAACAGGAGGTATAGGTACTGGAATTGTGTTCTCCCTGAAGGATCAATTCAGTAACACAGCCGATAGGATCAGAGTTAAATTCGGAGAACTGGATGCTGTTACTGATAGAGCAGCCCGGAACATGAATAAATCAATGAACCGCATGAAGATGGGTTTTGCAGCTATGGCAGTTGGTGCTGTTCTATTAGCCCCAATTGGTTTAGGCATAAGTAAGAGTATTGAGATGTCTGATGCATTATCAGATGTTACCAAAACAACAAATATTACAGGAAAGGCTCTTCAGGATTTAAGGTCAAATCTTGAG